AGGAAAGGTCATAAGCTAGATTTGATTTGCCATAACTCCCGTCTATGCTCTGTATGGGAACGTAAAGACTTTGAAACCGAGGATTAATTATGCGATTAGATAAAGCAGCAGAAAAGATTGGCAAGGTTATGGGCGAGTATAAAGACAAAGACCTTCATTCTGGTAAAGGTGGCAAGGTCGTTAAGTCACGCAAACAAGCAATCGCCATTGCACTATCTGAGGCTGCTAAAGTCAAAGGTAAGTAATGAATGACCATTGGTTTATTATTCTATTAGCTGTAATCGCTAACATTACACTCGTTATAAACGCAATACATCATTGGTAGATTATGGATTATAGTCAGATACTAGGATTATTATTTAGCAACCCATCTCAACAAGGTGGGTTAAATGCTTTAAACTATCCTAGTCCTTATGGTCTAAGGTCATACGAATTATATGACAAGCAAGGCAACGTAACTGGTTATGGTGGCGAGATGATGCCTAAGTCTACTGGTTGGCTAGGATTACTTACTGGTCAAGGCAAGTTAAAAGGTAGTGACGTTACAGAGTATTCTATAGGCGATGAAAGAGGTGACTTCCCAACAGTAGTTCCTACCCTAGACGAGTACGAAAGAATATCTATAGCAAAAGGGATAATAACTCCATCTATTGCTAAGAAAGCAGCAGCATACAGAGATTTAATGCAATCACAAGGTCAATCGCCTTTTTACAATGCTAGTGGAATGAAGTAATATGGCTGGATTACTAGACAACAATATATTTAGCAATATGTCGGCTTGGGATAAGACCAAGACATTGGCATCCGGTTACGGTGGTGCGCTATTGCAGTCTGTACTACATCCTATTGAGCATTGGAATCATAGTGGATATCCTAGCGAACTAAGTGATTCATTGGTACAAAAGAATCCAGAAGTGGGATTTCAACGATATGATAGGACACCATTAGATGCTGCAATTAATTACGGTGGTGCTTATCAGTACGCAACTTCTCCTACGGTATCGTATGATGATGCTGCTAACCGAGCAAAGGCTTACCAGCTTACCGGTTACTTAGTAGATGGAATGCTAGGCAATAAAGACCGCCAAGTAGATGCAGTACGAGATTACGAAGAAAACCTAGCCGGCATTAAGCAAGCTATAGCGGATAAGAAAGTAAACTCAGTAATGAACGAAGACAAGATTCGCCAGATGTCAGCCAAGTACGGTAAACAGAAAGCAACAGCAAGACCGCAATACTAATTTTAACAACAGGGTGACCAACCTACTAGGAGTCACAACAAAATGACAGCAGAAACAACAGGAACACATGGCGGTGCAAGAGAAGGGGCTGGCGCACCTTTGGGCAACCAAAACTCAATAAAATCAAATAGATTATTTTCTGAAACAATCAAGAGAATGGTCACGCAATCTGAAGGTGAAGTAGTAAGAAGGATTGCTACTGCATTGATTGATAAGGCTGCTGAAGGTGATATGAGTGCAATTAAAGAGTTTGCTGATAGATTAGATGGCAAGTCAATGCAAGAGAACAAAGTAACTGGTGATGCTGATGCACCATTGGTGATACAAGTGGTAACGGGTATAGATGACAACTACTAACCCGATTGACTTAGGCTACAAGCCTCGGTTACCACAGAAAGAGATACACAAGGCAGTAAGAGAGAATCGTTTTGTTGTAGCTGTAGCGCATCGTAGGATGGGTAAAACTGTTTCTGCTATAGTGCAATTGATTCATTCTGCATTACAGAATACTCAGAAGAACCCAAGGTATTCTTATATTGCACCAACGTATTCACAAGCCAAGAGGGTCGCATGGGATTACCTAGTAGAATATACTCGCTCACTTGGTGGTACTGCAAACATCGCAGAGCTACGAGTGGACTTCCTAGGGAGAAGGATAAGCCTGTACGGAAGTGAGAACGGTGACAGCTTACGTGGACAATACTTTGATGGTGTTGTGCTAGACGAGGTCGGTGATCAAGACCCAAAGATTTGGAATGAGATAATTAGACCGGCTCTTAGTGACAGAAAGGGATTTTGTTTATTCATAGGAACTCCGAAAGGCAATAACCATTTCCTTGAGTTTAAGCAAAGAGCGCAGGCAACCGAGGGTTGGAAGTTCTTAGAGTTTAAGGCTAGCGATACAGGTATTATAGACCCGTCAGAGTTAGCAAGCGCACGTAATGAAATGGGCGAAGACAAATACCGCCAAGAGTTTGAGTGTAGCTTTGATGCACCAGTAGAGGGTGCTTACTACGGTAAGTTACTAATGGATGCAGACAACGATAACAGAGTAACTAAAGTTCCTAAAGACGGTCTAGCTAAACTTGTATGTAGCTGGGACTTAGGTGTAAGTGATTCAACTTGTATCTGGGTTGCTCAGATAGTCGGCAAAGAGATACAACTAGTAGACTGTACTGAGAACCATGGAGTCGGACTGGATTATTATGTGAGCTGGTTACGTGACAACGGTTACGATAAAGGTCAGCAGATTCTTCCACACGATGTAAGAGTCAGAGAGATGACAACAGGTCGTAGTCGTTTAGAAGTCTTAATGGAAGCTGGACTAGATGTAACAGTAGCACCAAGCCTATCTATAGCAGATGGCATTCAAGCAGTCAGACGTATGCTGCCTAGATGCTGGTTTGATATAGAAGGCACAAAGAACGGTCTAGTAGCATTGCGTAACTATAGACGTGAGTTTAACGAGAAGCAGAATGTGTTTTACGATAAGCCAGTTCACGACTGGTCATCACACTTTGCAGACTCGTTTAGGTATTTAGCAATAGGGTTAGTAGAAGCAGACACAACGTGGTCACAACCATTACAACAAAATAAGGCATGGGTCGTATGATGAACCAAGAAGAATTAAAGGCACTTGTTGCTGATGAAATCAATAACGCTATTGGCTACTTAGAGTCAGATACGGTTCAAGCTCGTGCTGATGCGATGAGCTACTACTTCCGTGACAAGTACGGTACTGAGGTAGAAGGTCGCAGCCAAGTAGTTACCGGTGAGGTAGCTGAAGCCGTAGACGGTGCATTACCTCAACTAATCCGTGTATTCACGTCATGCGAAGATGCTGTGCGTTTTGAGCCTACTAAAGACGGTGAAGAAGAACTCGCTGACCAAGCTAGTGACATGGCTAACTGGGTATTCTATAAAGACAACGATGGCTTCTTAATCCTACACAACTGGTTCAAAGACGCTTTGCTTCAGAAGGTTGGGGTTGTTAAAGCATACTGGGAAGAGAAGAAAGACACCATCAAAGAGAAGTATAAAGGCTTAACCGATGACGAGTTAGCCATGATTATGCAGACTGGCGAGTGGGAAATCACCAAGCAAGTGACCGATGTAGTCATTGGCATGGATGGCATACCTTACAATACGCATAACATTACAATCCAAAAGATAAACGATGAGAGCCGTATCGCTATTGAGAATGTCCCACCAGAGGAGTTCTTAATCAGCAAACGTGCTAAGACCATTGAAGACTCACCATTCACAGCACACCGTAGAATGATTGCCCGTGGTGATTTAATCGCTATGGGTTACGAGAAGTCTATCGTAGACACAATCCCAGCTAACGACCGTTTAGAATACGCACCAGAGCGTTTAGCTCGTTTTGGTCGTGATGAAATTCCGGACTACTCACAATCTACTGACCTATCCATGGAAGAAGTAGAGATATTTGAGTGCTACATCAAGGTAGATACTAATGACAATGGCTTGCTAGAACTACGCAGGGTTATCCTAGGTGGTGAAACAATACTGTCTAACGAAGAATGCGACTACGTGCCATTCCACTCTGTATGCCCAATTCCTATTCCACACAAGTTCTTTGGTCAATCACTAGCCGACAGGACAATGGACTTGCAACTAACCAAGTCTACTATCCTACGTCAGATGCTAGACAACTTGTACCTAACAAACAATGCCCGTGTTACAGCCGTAGAGGGTCAAGTAAACCTAGATGACTTGCTAACGTCTACTGCCGGTGGTGTTGTCCGTGTTAAGAATAACCAAGCAGTTACACAACTAAACGTACAGAACACAGCCGGTCAATCATTCCCGATGATGGAATACCTAGACGGTGTACAGGCTAAACGTACTGGTGTTAGTGATCTACAGCAAGGTCTTGATGCTAACGTGCTTCAGAACACTACAGCAACAGCCGTGGCAGCCATGATGCAACAGTCAGCAGGTAAGCTAGAGCTAATGGCTCGTATTTTTGCTGAAACAGGTGTTAAATCATTATTCCGTGGCATCTTGCACCTACTATGCAAATACCAAAATCAAGCCAAGACAATCCGTATGCGTGGCAAATGGGTATCTTATGACCCACGTGAATGGTCTGACCTTTACGATGTATCAATCAATGTAGGCTTGGGTAACGGTAACCGCCAAGAGCAGATTGCTATGTTGCAAATGATTATGTCTAAACAGGAAGAAATCATCGGCAAGTACGGTGCTAACAACCCATTGGTGACTGTAACGCAATACCGTAGCACTCTTGGTCGCATGATTGAGATGGCTGGCTTCAAAGACACCACATCATTCATTAATGACATTACACCAGAGGTTGAACAGCAAATAATGCAGGCAGCATCACAGCCACCTGCTGATCCAACGTCAGAGGCAGCACAGTTATATGCCAAGGTAGAAGAACAGAAGGCTCAACTATCTGCACAGACATCTGAAGCCAAGCTACAACTAGATCGTGAGCAAATGCAAGTAGACAATGCTCGTAAAGAACTAGAGATGCAACAGAAACAAATGCAGATGGAAGCTGACTTCCGTATCAAAGAAGCCGAGTTGCAATTGAAACAGATGGAACTAGAGATGAAGTCACAAGCAACTGACGGGAAACTACAGACAGAACAGCTTAATGCCATTATGTCAGCCATTACTAGCTTGAATGAAATGGTAAAAGGTGGTATAAAGGCTGAACCACAAGATATAGAAGAAAACTTTGATATTAACACAACCTATGGTGTATAAATGACCAAATCAGAGTGGGCAAACAATATGCTCCAAGACCAAAACTTCTTGGATGTATTTAAAGAGATGGAAGATTTACAAATGCTAC